CACTTCATCTGAATATTTTTGAGTCCTTAAAGCCCACTCACTTTGCCAAGCAGTTATTTCAGCTGTATTTTTTTGTACTATAGAACTCACTTCAGTTTGATACCCTTGAACTTCTGTAACATACTTCTGAATTTTTCTTTCTTGCTGTTTATCTTGCAGATTAGCATTCTGAACAGCTCTTTCCATCTCCCCAGTATAAATAACACTGTCTTTTTGGAAATCAGAAGTAGCATTTTGTATATCAGTTTGGTACTTTTGCACAGCTGATGCATATTCTGCTTGTGCTAAACTAACTTGTGCCCCAAAAATTTTAACTTGCGAATCAGCAATTTGAGATTTACCCTGTTGTGTAGCCGAAAAGACTTGAACTACTGCACCTACTTCTGCTGTATATGCTTGAACCTTAGTAGTCCACTCACTTCCCCAAACTTGTATTATCCCTTGGTTCTTAGTTACTTCTGCATTTACATTAGATTGATATGCTTGAATTTTTGCTTGATATGTAGCTACCTCTGCTTGATTTCTTTGAACAACTTCTTGAATTTGAGCATTCAATACAGAAACTTGTGCCTGAACAATTGCCTGTTTGCCTTGTGACTCACCTGTGTATTTAGAAACAAGAGCATTTAACTCTCCAGTATATTTTGCAATCCTCGTTCTCCATTCATCCCCCCAAGCGGTAATGATACCTTGATTTTCAGAGACTTCAGCATTTACTAAAGCCTGAAAAGCCTGTACCTCTGTGCCATAAACTGAAATTTGTGTTTGAATAGCAGCAACTCTTGCCTGAGCCATTTCCGCATCTTCCTCATCCTCTATCCAACGATTTAAATCAGTAAAATCTAAAGACGTAGAAACAGGAGGTGAAGGTAAATCCCAAGTAATTGGAGATTGTGCTTCTAAATCAAGCGATGGTGGTACAATATCTGGTGGCAATTCAATTTCAGAAACAACCTGGTCAACGCCACTCCAATCTAAAATAGGCTCAACTGGCATAGTGGGCAAAACCCATGTTACAGTAGGAGGATCATCAAAATCCAATGATGGAATAACAATCCCAGGAGGTAATTCTAATTGTATCATCGACTGAATCACAGATGCAAAATCATATATCCCACAAATAGGTGCAATATAAACTGGATTACTAGCAGTAACATCTTCAACGATCTCAGCACTAATTTCAACTGTAACTGGTGGGGCTGGTAAATCCCAATTTACATCAGGAAAAGAATTATATTGTAATACTGGTAATACCATTCCATCAGGTATTTCCATTTCCACTAATGTTTGTATTACATTCGTAAAATCAAAAGCGGGTAATACTGGTTGTGCAGAAAATGATGGTTTGTTATATGATGGAGAATCCCAAGCAGATATATCAACACTTGACGCTGTAATCGCAGGTGCTGTAGGTGGAGAAGATGAAATACTAGCATCTATTCCAAAATCTGGAGATACTGGAACCGCTGGAGTAATTGGTGAAGACCAGACTGGAACTCCAGTTCTTGCTAATTTAGAATACTCACTTGAAATTGCATGATAAACAACCGCATTTCTTAAATCACTTGTGTCAGCTATATTACCATAATTAACATACAACACAGAACTCTCTTCTCCTGTGTCTGGTGCTGGATAAACACTTACCTCATTTGTCTCAGCAATTAACCATTTAGGGTATCTCTTTGTCGGTTCAAATAGGCTTCCACTATCTGCACCTATAAATCCTTTTGATTCAAATCCAACTTGATCTGCTGAAAATCCATTTCTATCAACGCCCAATATATTATCAGTATGAATCAAGGTTGAACTATCTGTAACTGGGTTAGACGTAACACCAGCAGTTTTACTGGCATACGCCCACATTAAATTCTTTGGTATACTAGCAGCAACAAATTTCTGCGCATTCGTTAGAAGGTCAGAGTCTGGAGTCACTCCAGTTATAGCTGTTATACTAGATTGTATTTCTGTTGTTGCCATATTTTATATAATTAATAGCCCCCCAAAAAACCTACCTCCGTAGTAAGGTTTCAATGGAAGGCTATTAATCTTTCTTGTGGTTAGTCGTTGGACGCATATAGTGGTATGTAATAAACAGTACCATTAATAGTAACTGGTATTACACTATCAGCATCAGCGTGAGCAGATTCACCCGCGGAACTTGTACCAGTTCCAGCATCTTCGATATTTTCATCTGCGCTAGCTAATGCATCAAGCATATCATCTTGTTTATTCTGTCCATATAGAGGATTAGCCATTATTCACACCTCCTTACGATGCAGTCCAGATAGCATGAGATTCGGGCATATGAATTTCCAAACCAGCTTCTGTCTGAATTAAGTCGACCCTACGGTCAACGCCACTGTTTTCTAAAGTCTGAACACCAACATAAATGGCAGTATCACGTTGTAAGCCATTACCGACCAATGGACGATAAGCAACATAACGCATATTAATACCAAGCATATTAATGTCTGTTCCATCGAGGTGAATATTCCGAGCAACATTCATATCACCGTAAGGTGTAGAAATTACTGAAATGTCCACGCCAAAGACTTTCTTTTTTCCCATCATAGAGAAATCAGCACGAGCTAATGAGTTTCCACCGCCAGAAACGGTTTGAGTCGCACCATCAACGTAAGGTTGTACTTGACCAAGATTATTGGCAAAGTAACCACTTAGCTTATGTAACCAATTGTAAACAGCTGTGTTCACAAAAAACATAGTTGCATTTGCATTGTTGTAACGCGGGTCTAGAAACGCACTAAGGTCATCAAGAAAATCATCTTGAGTCTTAGTAGCAAGAGGCATAGAAAACTGATTACCAAAACCAGATATGTAATTAACAACACCATCTGTATACCAAGCATCGCCACTTGTATCGGCTGTGCCATTAAACAGAAGTGATTGTTCAATATCGAATTTATGTTCGATCAGTTTTTCTTTCCATACTCTAGCCCATTCACTAGCGTCGTATTTTAACACGGTGGCTCTGGTTGTATTATCCATTGCCATCGCAGTCTTCCAAATCTGGGTATTTCCATATCCAGTTGAGAAAGGCTGGTCTTTCCATGTTTCTGGGAATCCACTACCTTGGGCAAATGCCGTACCAATGACAAAGGATCGCTTTTCAGCAAGAGTTTCTTGTGAAGAACCTCCCAATCCAGAATCAGCGGCGTGCTTGTAGGTAAGGTTCAAATCACTCGGAACCTTTACCATTTCACCAGTAAGTAGTTTCATGTTAGCCTGAGCAGAATCATCAACACCAGTCACCTTAAATACCGCATATCCAGTATAGGAACTACCTAAAGTTCCAGACGATGGTATTTTAACAAGTTGACCTGGGATGAAAAACTCAGGGTCTGTGCCAGACGAACCAATCGTGATTAGATTGGATGAGTTACCATAAACACTGCCTTTATTTCCAGCAGAATAGTAATCTCCAGCCATCACGATTTTCGTGGTATTGGCATGTAAAGCTCCGCCTATAGACGGTGCGCCAGAAGTGGCTGCACCCCACACATAAGCGTATCTTTTGTGGAACGAGGGACGTCGCTCAGTAAATTTAAACTGAGGATCGTCACATGGTTTCTTAGCTAGTTTACTAACTAAACGGAAGAAAGGGTCTTGTGCTATTGCTAACTCAGATACTCTACTCCCGAAGTTGTACTTTCGTCTAAGGTCACCAGTTGACTTTACTCCTTTTCACTTAGGGTTAAAGCACCTGGCTAATGAGCGTTCAGCTATTAACCAAATGCGGATTCAAGTTGCTTGTCAATCCCCATAATAGCATCAAACACTTCATCTTCTTCTGAAACATCACTAACCGTAGAGCCAACAGATGCAAGAGATTTGGGCTTACTCTGCGTATTTCTAATATGCTGAGAAGCTCTCTCCATCACACCAGCGTTTCGTGATTCAGGCTCCGCTTCAATTCCATCCTCTCTATTCTTTAGATATAAAATATCTTCAAGAGAAAGAGGTCGGGCATCTGCGTATGTTTTGAATTCTTCCCACTGATCCATTGTCATATCATGCTTATTTCTAAAGTCATCAATCTCGGAATGCACTTTCGATTCTTCCTTCCGTTTCTGATCTTCTTCACCAAGCCTTTTCTGTACAACACCATCAATAGTACTATTCAGCACTTTTGCCGAATCACTTTTAGGGTTAGTAACTGCTTCATCAGGATCAAATATAAAATCTTCACCTAATTCAAGTTTCTGTGTTATGCTTTCTGGAGTTTGACCTCCACCCTTAAAATAATCTCTCACATGAGTGATCAATTTCGGGTCTTTTCGCATTTCGTCAAGTATGGGTAAGTAGGGTTTAAGCTCGGTTAGGCGAGTATTAAGTCGTTTTCCTTCCCTGCTTGAATCTGCATACCTCTTTTTGAGAGTCTCGACATCCTCTTGCTGAACTTCACGAACAACACCCTCTTTGGTGTTTTCCTTAGAAGATAAATTGAGTGAAGAGTCATCATCCAAAATCCCTCTGTTGACATCGCCATCTAAAGCAGCAAAAAAATCATCAGAAGAGACTGATTCTGGAGGTAAACTATCGGGGGCGGCTATTGCCGCGTTGCCTGTTTCATTTTCCATAATCTATTGGTCCTGTTTTTATTAATGAAATTTATTTCTTATTATCCTTATTCTGCAAGTTCTTTTTATCAAAATCATCTTTAAGAATTTTTCTGTAATATTTCTGCTGAGCTTCTGTTTCAACGATATCACGTTCTGTCTCAGCAGAGCCTACATCCACCTTATGTCGTATTCCAGCTTGTACTAATTGACGTTCAAGAGTTTCAATTGTTCCAGCCTTATTTTTGTCTTGTTCTGTTAAAGATTCAATCTGCGTTTTCAATTGAGCATAAAGAGACTTCCTCTCTATAATTGCCTCTTTTCCACGAACATCGGTTTCTGCTAACATAGCTATATCATCTATAAGACCAGCCTGGAACCATTTAAAATATTCCTCTACTAACGCCCATCTATTAATAGGCATTACTGCTCCAGCTACTATTCTTATATCAAATCTTGATGATGCATAATCATTCCATAATTGAACCTGATCTCCATAATCATTATATATGGGTATATTAATTCTTGTTTCCTTCTCATCATAATCACCAGATGTATTTGGCTGAACAATTCTAAATACTTTATCTATTTGATAATGTGCCTGGGCGTGTTCTTTAAATACCATACCCAAATGTTCTAAAGCTGGTTCTAAAACACTATTCATCCAAGCCTTTATTCTCCTAGTGCCAAATTCATCATTCGCAAGTAATCCCCTATAGGTCTCTGACTGTTCCTGTACAAAGCCCATCATCGCACTTGGAATACCAGCAATATATTCCATATCCCCTTTACCTTCTTGTGTTATTGTGTAAAAGGCGTTATTAATAGCAGCTGGTAAAATTGGTGTTGGAGGATTAAATCCAGGTCTATATTTTAACAATGCACCTGGGGAAGAAGAATATTGTTCCCATTCATCCTCTGGGACACTTCCTTCCTCGTATAACCATCTTAAATTAGAAGCAAGATTAGCATTATGAAGCATTACCTGATGAGCTTTATTAATTTCCTGTTGCTTTCCAACCATCGGAATAACAGCACTCATGGGATAAGGTGTTCCCGTATACATATAAGGAATGGGGATTATAGGATAATCAGAAATTGGTAAAATGTATTCATATAAAGTTACATCGTTACCAACAGTACAGGACACTTTTACTCTTCTCTCATGAAACATAGAAGCATCTAATATCGTTTTAACAACATCTTCATTTTCTATGAGAATCTTATATTCAGCCTCAGTTACAACCTGCTGCTCTGTCCTATTAAGTTCCTCTTGAGTAGCATAATCAAGTTCTGCCTTTTTTCTTTCAATACCAGACTTCAATCCATCTTGAGCTTTCTTTATTTCTAACTTAGCTCTTTCCTCTATCATTTCACCTGCTTCAAAAGCCATCTCTATTTGAAGAATCTTTTCTTTAGTAGAAACATTAAGTTCTTCACTAAAATCTTTAAACTTTTTCTGCCCTATTGCCTTAACTTGTTTTATCTCGTCTTTAGTAGGGTAAACGCTTATAGTTAAATTGTAATGAGGGACTCTAATCTTCTCATAACATTCATAGTAATCAAGAATATCATCCTTCTCACCATCTTCATCTATAGCAGTTATAATATCTTCAGGTATAATAGCATCGGCTTCCCTACGATCAGCCTGAGAATAAATATCTCCGCCATCCCCCATTGATGCCTTCTTTATTTTCCTCTTATGTTCAGGAAACATTTGATTTAGTTGCCTTCTTGAAACCCTCTTCTTAACAAGAATAAAAGCAGCATCTCTCAATAAGAAATCTCTACTCATTGGATCAGGATAAACGTCATAAGGGTCTATCCTCTTAAATATTACATCACCTTTCCCCTGATCAAGATCAGTATCAATATCTATAAAGAAATAACCTATGCCCTTAGCGAGACAATCTAAAATCACACTCCCATATACTGCCTTCCCATTTGATATCCCCCAACAATAATCAGATATATCACTATGAATCTGTGCAATATTGGTATCGCTACCCTCAACAGCAACAGCCTTCCATCTGGGATTGTTTGCTGTGACGAAGTACTTCATTATCTCAATAATAGGAGTAATTCTATTAATCATAAAAGTAGGCATTCCAGATTCCTCTAAGGCATCCTTCTCCGACTTTGTTAACTGTTCA